TCAGTCAAAAAACTTGTAATTATCATGGCATGTGAAAATGGAGAATGCGTCGTCTATGAAGAACGAGACAAATCAAAGTACATCAAACTTCTCAGCAAATATATTAGAAAGTTTGTTAGAGATAAACTGGAGCTCTATGGAACCAAATAAAGAACTAGAACAAGCTATCGAGAAGAAATTTCTAACACCTTCAAAATTTGCGCTTGAGATTGAAAAAATTGTTGCAGAGGAGTCAATGAACTACATTGATGCAATCTGTTACTATTGCGAAATCAACAGTATTGAGGTAGACTCTGTAACGAAACTCATTTCGAAACCTCTGAAGGAACGACTGAAGTGGGACGCTATCCGTCTTAACTTCATGAAGAAGACTTCAAGGGCAAAACTCCCTCTATGATTTCTCGTGATGAATTAATGCACCATCGCCTTCAGGCATGGTTGCGTGAAAACCAATCAGAAGATTTAGCGTACCTTGGGTATTATGAAGATACTCTTGGTATGCTAAAACATTGGTATCTAATCGCTGGCGAACATGAAGTCAGTGTAGATTGTATTGAAGGACTTGATTTGGTCGAAGATGAAAGTGACTCCCTTTGAAACCTACCAACATTATTTGTCATTAAAAAATCATTTTACAAATCCAAAGTATGACTTCTTTAAATATGGAGCAAAGACTAGGGCAAGTCTAACTTCTTTTAATAAGCGTAAGGATAAGTATTGGTTTGAAAAGACTTCTCGAAAGTACTCTGACGAAGAAGTTGTAGATTTTCTTGTATCTAATTTTTCTGCTGCTGACAACCCGCAAAACCTATGGATTGGCGAAATTATCAATTCTGGCGAAAGGACCTACGCCGAATGGAGGAAAAGGAAACAGAGTTCTACCTACTTGTTCAAAGAACAAAGCAACGAATTGCTCTCTCAGAACGAATTGGAGAGTCTATTCGACTGTTCTCAGGGTCATCCGAAGATTCTCAAAGAGTATCTAAGCGGCAGATTGTCGCTAGAAAACTTAGTGATTTACGACAGAATTTTCGGTTTTTCAAAAAGTTTTGATAAAAAACTGAATGATCCAGTGTGGGAAACCGTCAGTTTGAAACTAAAAAAATACGGACCATTCATAAATATTGATGTGTTCAACTACAAAAAAATATTAAGGGATCTAGTAGATGAGTGACTTTTTCAAATCTGATATCATTCAGGAAGAGCTGACAAAAATTAATAAACTACAAGAAAAGATCTATGGTAGTCTTCTTTCTTTTGGCGGAATGTCAAAGGAAGATAAGATAGAACATATCGACATGTTGCAGACCTTGCTCGAAAAGCAACGAGTGATGTATACTAGGTTGTCCCTTTCAGACGATCCCGAAGCGGTCGAGATGAAAGAGAACCTACGCAAGTCGGTTGCCATGATGGGATTCCCACCAGACACTGACATGCAAAATTTATTCAGTAGTATGAGTGCAACCATCGAATCTCTCAAAGCATACGTTGACGCCTGAGAGCATCCTTGCTATACTATCCGAGTAAATCCCCCGAATCCAAACTAATCCGAGGTAATCCAAATGTCTTTCGCAGACCTTAAAAAGCAATCTAAGCTTGGTTCCCTGACTCAAAAATTGGTCAAGGAAGTTGAAAAGATGAACAACAATGGTTCATCTTCTGGTGATGACCGTCTCTGGAAACTGGAGTGCGACAAGAGCGGCAATGGTTATGCCGTCATCCGTTTCCTCCCTGCACCTAACGGCGAAGACCTGCCGTTCGTCAAACTGTACTCTCACGCCTTCCAAGGTCCTGGCGGTTGGTACATTGAGAATTCTCTCACCACACTCGGTCAGAAAGACCCCGTGTCTGAGTACAACTCCATGCTGTGGAACAACGGTACGGACGCTGGCAAAGAAATGGCACGTAAGCAGAAGCGTAAACTGACTTACATCTCGAACATCTATGTTGTCAAGGATCCTGCAAATCCTGAGAACGAAGGTAAAGTCTTCCTGTACAAGTTCGGCAAGAAGATCTTTGACAAACTGACTGCTGCAATGCAACCCGAGTTCGAAGATGAGGAAGCAATCGATCCGTTCGACTTCTGGCAAGGTGCTAACTTCAAACTGAAGGCAAAGAACGTTGCTGGTTACCGCAACTATGACTCTTCCGAGTTCGCACGTCAGGAAGCACTCCTGGATGATGATGACGCCATGGAAGCAGTCTGGAAGAAGCAGTATTCCCTGCAAGACTTCGTTGCTCCTGAGCAGTTCAAGACCTATGAAGACCTGAAGAAGCGCATGGACTATGTGCTCGGTAACAAGGGTACTCCCCGCTTCCAAGACCAGGAAACTGTCGAAGAAGAGCAAGCATTCGAAGCAGAGCGTCGCGGTCCTGTGCGCGAAATGCCTCAGAACTTGCGCGATGAACTGAACGATCTGCAACCTACTCGTTCCTCTGTCGATGAGGATGATGAGGATGATGCAATGTCTTACTTCGCCAAACTTGCTGAATGAGATGGACGTATGAGAGAGCGTGCTTAACGCTCCTCGTTATTGCTACTTATTACAGTCTAATATTCAGGTAAACGCTAAGGGGAGACTAGTTCTCCCCTTTTTCATGGGGACTTGATGTTTGGATTTGTAGTTCTGATTAGAGTTTTGTTGATGTACTCAGAAGATTTGGTGTACTTCATGATAGACTTGAAGTCATCAACGAATGTTTCAACGTAACTTGGTTTTAGGATTCTGAGACGACGTTTTTCTTCATTAACCTCTGTCTCGTAACTAAAGTTAGTTACTGGAGTTACGACTTTACTTTGTGCTAGATTTAGTAGAGGATTTGCTGGATCTGGAATAGTAAAGTTACCATCGACAATTTTTCCAGCAGGAAGAATTAATCTATTGTTACTATCTCTAATCTCTTTAGTAACATAGTGCTTGACCGCATTAAGCTCCGTCCCATATTTTTTAGAGGCATAATTATACAGTTCGTAGTTTGACAGGGGCCATTCATTTCTGAGGTTAATGATCCCAGCACTTATAACTACAACCCAATCATAATTTGGATTTCCATAAATTTCTTCAGCAACAGCATCTGGACGCGCACCATCTCTTATGATATAGTTGTTGAATAAAGTGAATACGTTCTTTAGGTCATCTCTTAGTTTTACTCTACGAAATAAATTCTTCACCCTAATAAAGTCTAGGGAAGAATTCTTATCATTAAGAAATGATGGATATTCAATGTCTGGAATTTCTCTAAAGTAACTCATTAGTAACCTACTCCTCCTTCTCCTTGTCCTTGACTATAATCTCCGCTGTAAATAGCAGTAAGTTCTGAAAATCCTAGTGTTAATTGCATATGAACAGGTGTTCCGTCATCATAGGTTGCGTAAGTATTGGAACCCGTATAGTTGACTGCCATCCCTGTCAACGCCATGATTTTAAATCTATTTAAGAATGGGTGCATATCTGCTCCACTCATATATTGCAATTTAAAAACTTTTGGAGACTTTAAAAATACACCACTGACAGTGTTGGCAGTATCTCTAGTAGGAGACATATTTATTTTCAAAGTTCTAATAATCTCTTTTACCGTATCTGCTTCTTTTTTATTTCTTGGAACAATGTCCCATCCAAACTGAAAAGTTCTGCCAACTGTAGAATTGAATAGTAACTGTTGGTTTGGGTTGAGTGATATACCATTACTTCTACCAACTACTGCACCAACACTTGATCCTGCAAGAGCATTTGCAGCTAAACCCGCAGCATATCCAGATACCAGATTTTGTGCTGCTTGTCCGCCAACTTTTAAGACAGATTTTTTGATGTTATCTAGTTCACCACCCAAATTTTTAAAAGATTCTCCAAGATCAGCATTTTCTGCACCTTTTAAAAAAGCGTTCGCTGCTACAGCAACGCCTTGTGCTATTGGATTTAGTCCTCCAGCTTCCCAACTTGCAGAATTAGTATCAGCAACACCTTCTGGTATTGGTAATATTATTGTTGCTAAATTTTTATCTTTTCCAGTTTGTTGAGCTTCGTCGCTTGTTCTTAATCTTAATGAACCTCCACCACCAGCAAATTCTAAACCTGGAGGTGTAAATTCAAATATTTGTATTTTCAGGTAATCGTCAGATTTATCTAATTTCGTAAAAGGATATCTCAGTATCTTGGCACCTTCGGTCCCAGACGTGCTGCCAGCTTTTTCCGAATTATTTTTAGCAGTTTCTGAAGCGGGTTTTGTTGATCCGCTATAGTTTTTTCCAAGTCCCTTTTGCCTGGATATTTCTCTTGGATCTTGTACTGCCATTTATAGCAACTTTTTAGTTATTTAGACGCTTTTTTCCATATGATAATCTTTTAGCATCTTCAAGTTCTTCACCATCATCAATGTTGTATGTTCCTCCAACAATTTCTGGGAAAGTATACTGTCTGAAACCTGGCCAATGATAATTCAAACCTCTAAATCCCCATGAGAATACTTCAGTAACTGCAACTAAAGGAAATTCATCATATTGAATGTTTGGGGTTTTGGGGGAATATACAAAAGTATAATATTTTCCGACTTCTGGTACTGATTGGGATTCAGCACCCAATGCTTCCATAACGTCTTGCATTGTATCGTCAGGATCTTCTCCGCCGATTTTCTTTCTTACCAGGTTCGATAAGCGACTCATATCCCTAATTCGATTTCGGTAATAACTTTGAATTCCCAACCACGATCAGCACAATATTCTCTTGCTGCTGCCCATTTCGATTGATTCTTGGCATACTCATATGCTTCTCTAAGATAACCTTTTGTTTGTCTTTGAGGTTTCTTTGGAGGAACCGTTTGCTTCTTTGGTTTGATCTCAATTAGATACTTTTTGATTGTGTTGTTTGACTCCTTTATCTTAATATAGAAGTCTGGAAAGTATCTATGAACTCTTCTATCAACAGGAGAGCGATATGGTACAATAATTTCTTCGCTTCCCCATTCTAAAATGTTTTCATTCAGGTCACAGTATCTCATGAACTTTCTTTCCCAAAGAGACCTGTAAATAATGTTGGTTGGATCTCCTTTGTATTTTTTTGGAAATGATGGTTGATATTTTCCTGAATATGCCATCTAAATAACAATAACGAATCATACTAGGTATTTAGTTTGTCAGCACCACTTCCTAGAAAAATAAGCGATTTCAAAAGAACTCTTACGAATCTTGCACAGACATCTCACTATGAAGTTCGTTTTGGCGCAGCTCCTGGACCATTGGCAAGTTACTTGTCCTCAAGAGGTGTGGACCAGAGATTTATTGGTGGTGATCTAGGACTACTATGTTATAGTGCATCATTACCCTTTGCTTCAAATGCAACTGTTAATGTAACTGGTAATTTTTCAGGAGTAACTGAAAAGTTTGCTCATACAAGATTATATACTCCTATCAATTTAGAATTTTATGTCGATAAAGATTATAAGGTCATAAAGTTCTTAGAACACTGGATGGAATTTATGAACAGTGGTTCATTTAATCCACAAAATGAAACATCAAACTCTGGTGGATTTTCGCAAGCAGATCCAAATTACTTTGCGAAGATGCAGTATCCAGACACTTATAAGATGGATCAAACTAAGATTACGAAGTTTGAAAGAGACTATCTTAATAGTATAGAATATACATTTTTTGGGTTATTCCCAAGAGCAGTTTCTCCTGTCAGTGTTGGTTATGATCAATCCAGAAATTTGGTAGCATCTGCTAGTTTCGAATATACTCGTTATGTTTCTGGAAGAATTAATAGTATTGATCAGAAGAGAGGTACTGCAAATAATAAAGAACCTCAAGCTAAGGATTATGTTGGTGTTAAACCAGCAAATTTAACAGAAGCTACTGATGCTAGGATAAAAACAGAACCCTGGGTTGGTAAAACTAGAGGTGAGTTTGGGTCTGTAACATTTGATGCCAAGACCGCTAGTAATTTCACTGCTGGCGAAAAGACCGATAAATAATTTTACTGACATCATTCTAGGTTATGCCATTACCTGTAATTTCTACACCAACATATGAGTTGGATTTGCCTGTCACTGGTAAAAAAATCAAATACAGACCTTTTCTTGTAAAGGAAGAGAAAATTCTCATCATTGCAATGGAGTCTGAGGATGAGAAGCAGATTGGTAGAGCAGTGAAGGACGTTCTTTCAAACTGCATTCTTACAAGAGGTATTAAGGTCGATAAACTTCCTACTTTTGAGATCGAGTATCTATTCCTGCATGTTAGGGGTAAATCTGTCGGAGAATCTGTCGATCTCTTGATTACTTGCCCTGATGATGAACAAACTCAAGTTCCTATTGGAATTGATTTGGATGAGATCAAGATTGAAATTGATGAAGCACACAGTAGAGATATTGTTCTTGATGATAACTACACAATGAGAATGAAGTATCCGTCATTGGATCAGTTCATCAAGTCAAACTTCAACCAAACTGACGTGTCGGTTGATGAAACCTTTGAATTGATTTCTGGATGTATCGAACAAGTTTTCAGTCAAGATGAAGCATGGAGTGCTTCTGATTGCACTAAAAAAGAATTGTTTGCTTTCTTAGAACAACTTAATTCAAAACAGTTCCAGGCAGTTGAAAAGTTTTTCGAAACCATGCCTAGACTTTCGCATTCAGTAAAAGTTAGGAATCCTAATACTGGTGTTGAGAGTGATGTTGTTCTAGAAGGACTTGCATCTTTTTTCGGGTAGCGATGGCTCATGAAACTCTTGAGTCATACTTTAAAACCAATTTCGCCCTCGTGCAACATCATAAATACTCACTAACAGAGCTGGAAAATATGATCCCCTGGGAGAGAGAAATTTATGTAACTCTCTTGACACAATACATTGAGGAAGAAAATCTTAAGAACGGACTAAGTAATGGCTGAAGATCCTAGAGTCATCGCACAACGAGGAGTAAATCCACTAACAGGTTCTTACCTTTCTAAAAGGGAAAGAATTGCGATGTTTAGGAGTGTAAACGTATCTTCTTCCGCTTTTGGTGGTGGAGGCGGAGGAAGAGGTCTAGTTAGATCTAGTGCTGCTATTGTTCCTCAGACTACTACCATTGTAAGAAGAAACGAACAAGATATCGGAACTCTATCAGATAGTGTTAGAGTTATTGCAGCAAAGGTACAAGATCTTGGCGGAACTGTAAATACTGTTGCAAATTCTGTAACTAAGAATCAACTACTAGAAGCAGAGAAAGCAAGGCAAGAAAATAAGCAGGAAGAACAACTTGCTAATGAAGCATTAAGAACTGGTAGAGAGGATGAGTTAGAGAAAAAACTACAGTCATCTCTTCTAAAACCTGTACAGGCAATTATATCAAGAGCACAAGGAATATTTGAAAGGATAAAAACTGCTTTAGGATTTCTTCTTGGTGGTTGGTTAACTAAAGCGGGTATTGCTTTATTTGACGCAAGAAGAAAGGGATTGACTAAGAGATTTGAAGAGTTAAAGAAAAATCTTAGAAACAGTCTCATACAAATTGGAGCAGTTTTATTAGCAGCAACTCTTGGATTTGGTATCCTTGGTAGAATTTTGAGTCGATTGGCATTTAAAATTGCTGGTCTATCTGCAAAGATTTTATTATTACCATTCAGAGCACTGAGTAGACTTGGATTAAATCTTCTAAGAAGGTTGCCAGGATTTTCTAGAGCAACAGTAACTGGTACTCAAGGAGCAAGATTGACAAATACTGCCAGAAATGTAGTAGGAGGTGGTGCTAGAGTAACTACTAGCGGAGGTAGAGTTGTTCAGGGAGGAGCAAGAGTAACTGGAGCAGTTGCTCAAACAGGTGCAAAGGTTGGTATGGGAAGATTAGCAGCAGGATCTTTACCCATTCTTGGTGCCCTTGTTGATGGATTTGCTGCTATCCAAGAAGCTGGAAGAGGTAACTGGCAGGGTGCAGGTTTATTCTTAGCAAGTGCTGGAGCAAGTTTCTTACCAGGAAAGGGTACACTTGCTTCCATTCCTCTAACTGCTGCAGCAATCGCACAGTCTGCAACATGGAAAGGTGATGCAATAGAAGATCCTAAAATTGAACCTCTAGCGGAAGCTGCTGCAGAAGGAAAGACTACTCTTTCTCCAGAGAGTATTCAACCTACAGCAAAATCCTCAATGGCAGATTTAGGACCTTTGCAAGAGATGGCACCAGAAGCAGTATTAATTCCACAACAATCTCAAATACGAGATTCTTCGAGACCAGACTCTTCAATTGGATTTGATACACCCCAAATACCTTCATCCAATACTGATAATTTCTATACCATGTACTCTAAACTGGTATACAACGTAGTAGACTGATATGGCAATCGCATTACTACCACCTAGCAGAACAACATCTACGTCAAGAATGAAGTCCGTTCTTAGCGGGATGAAGACTAGTTTGCAAAAAACTACAACAACTGCTACGAATGTAAGAAGAACCCTTGCTAAAACAACAAGAATAAAGGCAAATGCTATATTCAGAAGTAAACAACTCTTCAATAGAAGAAGAGCAAATAAGAGAAGGAGAGATGCTGAGTCTCAAGTTGAAGCGGCACAGATAAACAACATAACACCAAGTTCTGCCGTAACTTCAGGAATCGCAGCAGGAGGCGGCGGATTTTTTGGTAGATTGATGAAAGCAGTGGGAATTCTCGCTGTTGGTTGGTTGATAAAAGCAGGTCCTATGTTGTATAGGATGGGACTGGAATTTATTCGTAGAGTAAGAAGACTTGGCAGTCTAGCAAAAAGTTGGTTTGATGGATTTATAAAACTTCCTGGGGATCTATTAGGAATAGCAGGAGCATTTGTCACAAATCTTGCTACTTTCGATTTTACCGATTCCAAAGGAAGAATGGAAAAAGCATTTGGAGAAATGCAAAGTAGTCTTGATCAAATGGGTGCTGCCATTGATGAGACAGGGAAACTTTTTTCTACTCCATTGACTGAGGTAGTTCCTGAAGGTGGTTCTTCTGAGCAGCAGGGAAGTCAATCTGAAACTGGAGTAACACCATCTGCAGCATCAACGGGACAAGTATCCGAACAGCAAGTATATGCCTATCTAATATCTAAGGGATTGACTAAGAATCAAGCACTTGGTATTATGGCAAATATTCATGCAGAAAGTGGATTTAGACCAGCTGCTGATGAAGCGGGAGATGGATCTCAAGGTGTTGGACTATTTCAATATACTTTCCCATCAAGAAAAGAAGCATTCTTAAAATCAGTACCAGACTATAAAACAAACTGGAAAGGTCAGCTTGATTACGCAATCGATCAGGATCCTAATACTAAACCATATCTTAATAGGAAATGGAATGATCCAAAAGAAGCAGCATCATGGTGGATGAGGCAGTGGGAAAGACCAGATAAGTCTTTGTATCAATCTAGAGATAAAAAACATAATAATTGGATTGAGTCTTTCAAGGCAACACCTCCTGCTCCTAGAGTTACTAGTTCTAGTATGAGTCTTATTCCTCAGGGGATGAATGAAAGAGGAGGACTTATTCAGGGAGGATCTGGTACTACGGAAATGCAATATGCTACACATTTCCATATTGATTCGAAGGATGGTAAAAGAACTCCAGAAAACTTAGCAGGCATTAGAGAAGTCTCATTTCAAGCAGCAAAAGCAATGTTTGCTAGAGGATCTTCTGTACACTTTGGAAGTATCAATCAAACTCTGCATAAAAATCCTGGCGATGCAAAATTAAAACAGATCATTCAGGCAGAACAAGATGCTCATGCAAAGAGAAGTAGTGCTGCTGTTGATATACAGGAGTTAAATTCTAAAGTCAAGAGAACATTCCCAGGACAACCAGGATCTGCAACTAAGTTCCCCTTCAAAGTTGGTGAAGTTTACATGAGAGGTGGTTATGGTAGAGAAGCAGAAATTTTAGGAACAAATGGGATTACAGTTTCTCATGGCGCTGAAGGTTCTATTGCAAGTCCTGTTTCTGGAACCGATTTGCAGGCATCATTAACACCAACACAAACTAGACAAGTGATTCCTGTAGTTGATACTAGACCTACAGAAAGTCAAAGAATGGAATCAAGTTCAAAAGGATCTTCAATGATTGCCTCAGTTCCTTTACCTGAAGGTGATGTGTTAAATAGACTTATGAAGCAAAAATTTATAACTGATCTCGCTTACCTATAATGTCAACTCAAGAGTCTAGAATAAAAGAAGTAATTATAGAGTCTAATGACAAGAAGAGAACTGTAGATTTAACTGCTTCTCTTGTCGAGTTTCAGTACTTTGAAGACGTTTTTTCTCCAACAATAACAGCAAAAATGGTCTTGGTTAATGCTAACCAAACTATTGCTCCAGCAAATGATGATGGAGAAGCAAAGGGTGAATTGATGAGTGTTTATAATGGTCTACCTCTTAGAGGAGGAGAAAGAGTCAAGATAACAATTGAAGCAAACTCTCAAACAAATAAAGATCTTGAGTTCAATGATGAAGACACTTTCTTATATGTGTCTAGTATCAGTAATGTTATATCAAATTCCCAAAGGGAAATATTTACCCTACACTTGACATCTAGAGCAGCAATCACTAATGAGACATCTAGAGTTGGTGGAAGATATGATCCTGGAAACCCTATTTCTTCATCAGTAGAGACTATATTGAAAGAAAAACTAAAACTTTCTCCTCAGCAGATTGATGTTGAAAAGACTAGTAATAAGTATGGGTTTATTGGCAACATGCGTAAACCATTTACTGTTTTGACATGGTTGGCATCTAAGTCAGTGCCCAATATTTCTGGAGATGCTACTGCTGGATTTTTATTCTACCAAACTCAAAATGGATACAAATTTAAATCCATTGATAAGTTAATTATGCAAAATCCAGTTGCCGCTTATCTTTATTCAGAAACGGTAGAAGGATTTGATGAGTCTGGAAAAAAGATATCTAATGATTTTAAGATTTTGAAGTATAATACTGAGAAGAATCAGAATCTT